CGGTAATTAGAAGTTCGCTGTGAGCGTTGTCTCTTCTTCTTCCGCATCAAATGCTCCGGTCAAGTCTTCACCTCCATTAGCGATGTATCCTTCTTCCGAAGTAAACCCGAATGCATCTGCACTTGGAGTGTTTACACCACCGTTGGATAGTTCGATCACTTGTACTGCAGACAATTCAAAGGTCACCCCAAACCCCTGACTAGCTACGTACCAGAACTTCGGACGGAATGCTACGTTCACTTTGGAACCACCCCATACTTGTACATCCTCAGGTAACTTATTACCAGCGGCATCAAACAGAGCGATAGATAACTCGTACTCTGTACCGTCCCGTCTTCTGCCTCCAGCTTTCAGCTTGGCTTTCAACATGTGTCCGCCGTCTACCTCAGTAAAAGGTAACCCCTTCTGCTCGATCTTCTTGCCGGGATTAGCTTCCATAATGTCTCGTAACTCAGCCTCGTATAACGGCTTTAACTTCTGTACGATTCCTTGTTTTGTTTCTTCGTCGATAACAAGATCACAACTCCATACGCCGTACTCATCAAACCTTTTATTCGGTTCATTCAAGTGGGCATATCTAGCTGTGCCTTGTGCTTTTATTATGTCGTGTTTCTTACGTGCTTTTACCATTTCTCTTCGTGTGTTATTGGTTATTAAGATAACAGATACTGCTGGCGTTTAACTGCGGACACATCTAAGTCTCCAAGTTCCGGCACATCAGGCAGTACTGCATCTGGGTTGTTGTTGATTTGCTCCGCACGGAACTCGCCTAAGAGATCAACAGTGAAAGTGTTTGTATATGTTTCTCGTACTATTGTATTCATTCTGCGTACATTACAAGCATGGGTCACGAAACAGTCATGTATAGTTGCTAAGTCAAAGTCAACCTTGTTTGCAACTTGATGTACGATACACGCATCTAAGCTGTGAATAAAGTTAGCAGTGATGGCGTTCGTTTGTCCCCTTTCATCTATGTTATCTCCCAGCTCATCTGTTGTTATACTGATGCTCATGTTTTGAAACACAGATTGTACTTCTACTTTTTTATACTTACGGTAGCTCTGCACAACTTTAAATCCTGTAGGTGTAGACCAAGTGATCGGTTCGTCACACCCTAAAGCTCGTACACACTCACGAAGGAACTTCATCACTCTGTTTACTGGACGACACGCTTGATCTGCTAATCGATTCACGATCTTACATAAATAGATAACAGCAGTTAACATCTCACCAGTCGATGACCAGTTGTGATTCACTCCGATACTTTTAAATACATCTTGTACCAAGTTATAGTGGGTAGCACCGTACGGTCTGTTCATGATGGCAAGCTTCGCTAACTTCCGGCTGATTCCAAACCTTAACCACTCCTGTGCAAGCACACCTCCATCTGCCTGTAGCTCATCGTATACTTTATCAGCAAACTCTTGGTACATATCGTTAACTCGGTCCTCTTCAACAAGGTTACACATACGTCCGATCTCTTTGTCCCTTAGTAATAACGAAAGGATTTGCATACCGTTATTGGAGCAGTCCTGACGAACAGGTAGATAACTCATGTATCCGTACCCCTCCTCTGTGAACTGCTTAAACTCCAGACAAAAGCGAAGGAAACAAAACGGATCACTTGCATCGGTCCACCAATCTGTACCGTGTGGATCGTTCGCTGCTTCCAATATGAACTTCTGTCGTTTACCTACCCACTCCAGTCGCTCTTCTCGTGTGCCTTTTACTCCCCACATGTTAGCACCGTGTATAAGTATAGCTTCCAAGTCCTCCTCATCCACCACCTGTTGTCCGTTACTAAAGTCTAACAAACTCTTCGCTAAGTCAGAGCCTTGTGGGTGCAAGTAGTACGGAATAGCGTACACTCTGCCTCGATAATCACAACGATACGGAAAGTAAAACTTATCCCACTCACTATAAAGCTTGGCGAGGTGTAGAATACGGATGGTCAGGTAACGTTTACTGCTGTTCGCTTCGTTGACGCTCTTGATGTCCTTTTGCTTTAGCTTCCAAGCCCGTAACTCATGCTCGTCCTGTCCTGTGTACCTCGGTTGCTCAGGTATCTCACTAAAGTTCGGTATGTTCCCAACCACTCGCTTGTTGTCGTAACATTTTCGAGTAATATCTAAAATCTCTTTGTTGATTTTCCAACTTACCTTCTGAAGTTTATTAACAGCACTGAATGCGTGTTGGTAGCTACTCTCGTAATCTTTAAACCAAGACATCGGTTTCCCCGTGAAGAACTCCTGTGGCGGCATATGCTTCAAGCTGTACCCTCCACCCACTAACTCGTACCAATCAACAGGTTCATCAGGAAGTGCCATCTTAAACACACGAGTCGTTTCCTTCCACGCATCAAATCGTTTTACCCAGTCCGTATAGCTACCACTTGGTACACACAGACGCTCAGGTTTATGTCCCTTCTGAGTACCAACAGCAAAGCCGATCTGCCAAATGCCAGTTTCGGTGCGGATTTCTTCGAGTAACCAAGCCCCTAAACCAGCCTTACACTTAGTATCCCACAGCGTGAACCGTTCCTCTTCGTAGTCGTAGAACTGCTTGAGCTTCATCGCTTTGGATCGATCATCAAGGACAAGTAAATCTTTCTTGTGTGGATGCATCAGCTCCATCGCTTTGTCCCATCGTGCTTGGTTCTCAAATGCTTTGCCGATCTTGTACGCCATTCTACCAATAGGTAAATTGAATTGGAGGTTATCAAGCAGGGTCTGTAAAGCCATCGAAGCTATTTGGTACGGACACATATCCAATACAAAGGTAAGGAATAACGGAGTGGTGTGCTCGGTGTTACCTCCGAATGTGTACATGAAATCATCCACCCTCTTACCTAACCTTGGAGCCATGACCCGTAGTAATCGTTTCGCAGCTTCGGTCGATGAAGACTCACCATCCATCCGTAGTTTAGCTTGTCGGTTACGATACGCAGTTCTTCCCCACTCCCTCATTCTCCAAGTCGGGCCACGAGTCTGTTTATCTTTACTCATTGGTAGTAGTTATTAAACCAACTCTTCGGTTGATGTCTTTGCTTACTGGTACGATACGCTATCAGCTTTCCGTCTTGATCCCGTACATAATTGCCGTTCTCATCCATCTTAAATCCGGTTATTTGATTATTGGCGTAGAAGAAGTCAAAGCCTCGTTTTATCTCCTCGTGATCCACCCCACTCCAATCAAACGGAAGGTCAGTTGGTTCGAAGTCTGCGTATGTCTCGTTCATCGGTGTTAATCATATCGTTTTCCGCATCCCAAAACATCTGCCCGTCCACGTAAAAAGGATCACAGGTACTCTTTGATGTCTCCGAAGTTGAGGTTGTGGATTTGGCAGTAGGTCTGTTGATCCTCTTCCTCCATTTCACATAGTTGTTCCAAGTGTGCTTCCAGTTTTTCCATTTCATTGTAATACTTTTCATAAGGTTCAAATAACCAAGTGTCGTAGTTGTTCATGTTGTTGTATTTCGTTCGGGTAAATAAGCCTGTTGGTATCATAGTCGCTTCGCTCCTATCGTGTTTACTTCCTTCGGTCGATAAACACTCTTGTTCATAGCCAGTCGTACATCCAAGCAAGGATAACAAGTCCTACGATCATAAAACAAAAGACTCCTAGTGTACTCATAATATATTCTCCTTCAGTTAAGCTCATAATGGATTCTCCGTGTTCTGTCGGATAACGCCCTCTATTGTTGACGCTTTCAGCTCCCTGTTAAACTGCTCCCTCTCTAGCTCAAGCAATCTTTCGCGGACACTTATGTTATCGGGCATCTTATGCTTAAGCTTTAGGTAATGTTGGATCAGAGCTTCAAGGCTATCGTCACATAAGTCGTTCATATCTAAAAATTGGTTGGTTACTTGGTTATCGGATTGCATGTATCGCACAGATTGGATTCGTTTTCACGCAAGTGCAAGTCATTATCGCACTCTTTGCATTTTTTACGGGATCGGTTAAGCTGTTTGATAACGCCCTTTGCTTGCTCTATGAAGTCCTCCTTTGATTCTGCTGTCCCTTGATATTCCGGATGGTTACGGCACGCCCAGATAAGCTGTGGACAGGTAAGGTATCGCTCGCTGTCGATTCGATAAAAGAAAGCAACCTTGCGTCCGTTGTGGTCTGTTAGGTATATTGTGACGCTCATGGTCTAAAGATTATGTAACCAGTCTCTTTGTTTATCTTGTAGAAAACATCTTTCAAAAAGTCACAGGTTTCTTGCTCAAAATATCCGGCATCCCCTGTTTCAAAATCAGATTCCATCCAAACATTCAAAAGGTGGACACTTAGCAAAATTTCTTCTTCAGCGTGGTCGGTTACACTATAAAGTACATTCCAAATATCACAGTAAACATCCATGTCCATATCTTGGACTAAATAACAAGGTTGGTATTGTTGTATTTTCATGGTCAGGTAAGGTTTAGTTCTTCATTTGTTTATTTAATCGGCAAAGGTAATCATAAGCCGTCATAACATAATACTTTTCAGTGTTTATCTGATCAGCTAATGACTTGCTAAATAGTTCAGTCACAGCTTTGTCGGTTAGTTTGTCTATTACTATGTAAGTGTGATTCATGATGAAAAGATAGCTAGAAGTATGCACAACCACATGACCCCGCAGAAAACAGGCATGAAGTAAGTAGTAAACTTGTCAAATGCTGTTGGTTTCAATACTTGGTTTGCGATCATGTCGCTTGGTGTTGGAATGCGATTGATTACTTTGATTTGTTTCATTGTCTTAAGCGGTTGCAAGTTCTTCGTAATGCTCACGGATTTCCATCCAGTCTACATCTGCAATAAATGCCATTGCATAATCGCGAGCTAAACCTTCAGGTGTTTCGTTTTCAATTAGTTCTTCGACAAACTCACGCATCTCACAAGCTGCCATATTACTGAACTCTCCACCGTCGAAGATTTCTAAGTTTACACGCCATGTTGCGTAGTTTGTCCATCCGTTGTAAGTGTTATCTGTAGTATTCATTCTGTATTTTGGTGTTTATTGGTTATTTGGTTTGTACGGACAGGTAAGCTGTCTTGCTCCCTTAAATCTACGGACAGGTAAGTTGTCAAACATATAATTTGAGGAGTTATTCACAGCGGTTTACCTGGGCACAAAAAAACCCCACCCGATTAAAGGTGAGGTTTAAAGGTTGCTAGCTGTTAGCTAAGGCCACAAGCGACATTGAATCGCTGTAACTTGGTGCACTTCTCCCTGCCTTGGTGTAAGCTGTTTTAATGGATTCTAAAGCTTCGATGATGTCCACCTTTGCAGGTATTTTGGCTTCCCCAGGCATCCGTGTCTCATTGTAATCTGAACGCATGATGTCCTGAAGGTGCTGTTGGCTTGCGGTGTGGTTGTATTGTGTATTCATAGGTATTTAGTATTTTTATTGGTTTATATGAAGTCCCGAAGGACTGAGAAAGAACTGCCAGTAATAAGCAAACGCCATGCCAGTTCTATTTGTTGCATAAGTCGTTGATAATCAACAAAAGCGTCTTAAGAAGTGTGACAAAATGACACAGGTGTGACGTCACAGTTGTGACAAAGTGTCACGATTTAGAACCTAGAAAGCGAAAAATACAAACAAGAGTAAATACATAAATACACTAACAACGAAAGTATTAGTACCGATTCTTACTGCAACTTACTTGCAATAACGAAAAAAATTAAGCGAAAAATCAGCAGGAAACTGGCGATATTTACATAAGTCCTTGATAGTCAACAAAACTAATTAGACATAATGTATATAGTACGAATTAACATCCCCTCCCCTATAAGAATCTTGCGGGTACGCACGGGGGTAATTAACGCACGCGTATATAGCGTAAGGCTTTCACATTTTTCTGCCGAAACCTTTCGACTTAAGCTTTGTGTGTGCTGTATATTACGGCTATATGACCGTCATCTTTACAGACTGTGACCCGATCCCTATAACAGAGCCGAGCTTCCCGTTATACGAGTGGGAGTGTATCTTCTTTATTTAGAGAGTCGCTGTTATCGCTTGATATAAGATGCTTTATACCGTCTGATATGGCGATATTGATGTAATCTTCATCGGATGCTACCTCTTTGCCCCATTTAACAAGCATTTTGTGTGTTTCATCTTCCATCTCCAGACCAAGGTTTACGTGCATCTCTTCTTCTTCAGAGACGATACGAATGATTGGTAGGGTTGGATTTACTTCGCTAGAATGTAATGTTGTTGTCGTCTTCGGTGTCTTCTTCATCGGCTAAATCTGGGTTAAATATAACATCATCTGTATCGGTGAGTACTGACAGCTTACAGAAGTCTAAGCATCCGGCTATAGTGTAATCGTTAAGATCGTATTCGCTCTTGAACCTATATACCAGCTTAGCCAGTTCGTACTGTAGCGTGTCCGTTTGTTCGTTGATGTCCATGATGTTGTAACTATAGCATAAGGTGAGACGTTTTCATAGGTAAATCGACGACCAAGCTGTACATCTGTTATTTACTACATCTTTAACTTTTATGCTTTACACGTTCCCTTCGGCTGCTAGATTGTATAATAATGAGATTTAGATAGTCGTTATAGACGTACGTTTAAGAGGTCTCATACCGATAGGTATTCTTAATAAGCAATAAGCAACAACCACAACAGAGGTTACATTAGCTGACGCTTACTTTAGCTCGTTATTCCATAAGAACCTTAAAGATACAGCAGCTACCATCAGATCAATACATCCGTTGTTTAGTTAGCTCATACATTCGTTCTTTCGCTAACATCTCTAAAACTGTCAGATTGATAACATGATCTTTAAATAAGTCTTTTAAGGATAGGTGTGTCTACAGACGTAGACCTAGTAAATCTAAACTTTAACTTTAGTATTACAAGGTATAGCTATAGTAGTACTTATGTATTTAAACTAAATAAAGAAACACCTTATATATAGATAGTTAAAGAGTCTTTAGCGAACGAAGTGAGTAAAGACGATGAGAACGAAGTGAACAAAGGTTTGTTATTAAGTAGGAGTGTTAACGACTACATCCAGAGGTTAGCTACAGCTTTGTTATTACGCTTATAGAAGCTATCAGTGAAGTCTTGTAGTTCCTTATGAAGAAGTTCTTGTTGTCTATCAACCATCGATTGGTCAGCGTCACTAGCCATCTGTTGTACCCAATAACCAACAGCGATTGATAAGGCGTCAAGACGGTCATCGTGTACCAGTGATCCTCTATCTCTTGTTATCCTAGATAGCTGATACATTAACATATATCTAGTTTGTTGTTCTATAGGGTAGCTAAGAGCTGACTTGTAATCGTACGTTATAACCTTTGGATCAATAACAAGTCTATGAGAGTTAAGTACAGGTTCTAAGGTATCAACGATACGTAGCTCCTTTTGTTTGTTATGTCGTACTTCTTCTATAGTTACAGGGTAAGTGGTACGAAACAACGGTTTAATCAGCTCCATAAACATACCGTCTCCAAAGTTAGACTCTATAACAACGATATTAACTTTGTTATCCTTTGCTATAGCTACCAGTTGTTTAAGGGTCCTTTCGTCGTAACCACCTTTTATACCACCAGCATCAGGTACGTACAGTTGTCCATTAAGCATCTTTACTACAGCGTACCCTGTCTCGTCCTTACCACGCCCACTGGGGTCAATAGATAACACAGAGCCTGTATACGGTATCATATCTCCTACAGTGGAAGAGGGACGCCTGAATCGATCCCCCGCTAATCCGACATTTGGTAGCTCACGATCCGTATTATCCGGGTCAGAGGACCACACAATCTTCTCAGGAGCTAAGTCTACATCCACATCAGATATAATCAGATCGTTAATCTTTAATGGGTATCTATCAGCATCAGATAGCTTAGGATTCAACATGAACTGTAAGGCGTACCCGGTACGACCGTAGCTCATCTTACGTTCTTCAAGGTCTAAGTCTGTGAACCGTAGAGGTTCTGTAGAAGTACCTACTGTATCAGAAGCTATGTTATCCGCTATAAGGGGTGCTAAATCGCCTCCGTAGTTGTTTGTGGCTTCTACCTCGTCTGGATACTCTGAAGGCCATATACGGCTCTTGTAGCCCCTCTCTCGCAGTTTGTTGTATATACTGTCCTCACATTGAGGAGTGCCGAGAAAGATGATACGGGAGGAGTCTAAGGGTTTAATGATAGCGTCGAACTCCTTTACTTGTTCATCCAGCTTATCCCTCATTCCTTGTGTAGCACTGTTATTAGCTACCTCTACGTCGTCAGCTACGATGATGTCTGCACGGGAACCTGTGAGCTGGGACGATATACCAAGGGACTTAACAGAGGGAGCGTGAGAGGCTGGAGCTGGTCCTACATCAAAGGCTATCTTACTGAACCGTTGGTTCTCTGAGGGTTTTAATCCTTGGAGTATAGGAATCTCTTGGATAATACGAAGGGTAAAAGTAGAGAAGTCATCCGATCTATTCTTACTGGCAGATACAACAAGTATGTTCTTGGATGGGTCCAGCAGTAGCTGATGTACTACAAAGGCTGATGTTATCCAACTCTTACCTACTCCCCGGAACGCCATGATAACAGACCGCTTAGGTCCGTGTTGTAAGTACTCCGCTATATCGTATTGAAGCGGGGTAGGATCAGGGAGGTTAAGGTGTTTCCAGACTAGGTATAGAAAGTTTCTAAAGTCCCGTAGCTTGGGCGGTATCTCGATGTTCTTCTTCTTCAAATGGTAACGCTTTTAATTGATGATCTAATGCTTCTAAAGGCGTACCTACACCACTGTCCATCAATACGTTGTTATCTTTAAGGAACTGTCTAGCTCCATTGAGTAGGGCAGCGTTATACTCCCCCATATCTTCCATCATATCTATGCTGTGACTGTACGCACCTGCTATTTTATCGTGCAGTTTACTTCCCTCTTTATGACTTAGCATGATGTTATACTACTATCTGTTGTTATCTTTGTAAACAAAAAGAGGCGGCTCCGAAGAACCGCCCCTTAATGATGGATGAGTGTTAAACTCTTAAGCAGTTAATGCTGTTTCAAACTCGGATACCGTACCTAACTCAGTACCGTTGTGGTAAAGGTTAGCGTCGAGGTCAGCAAGAGTAGCAGAGCTGTCCGTTCCGGAGATGTCGGAAGAAGCAGCAGTTGCGGAGGTTGAAAGAACCTTGAACTTGTCGTCTCCTTCGTCCCAGATGAATGCAACATTGCTTTCGGAAGAACCACGCTCAACGATGAAACCACCGTCATTCGAGGCATTAGCACCGGAACCTGCACCTTTCGACAGATTCATCAACGAGTCAGAAACATCGATGTTGGTGGTCTGTACGGAAGTAGTGGTTCCTTGAACGGTTAAGTTGCCGCTGAATACAGCATTAGCAGCACTGATGTCACCACTGAACGAAGCAGAGTTACCGTCAGAAGCGAGGGAACCAGCTTGAGTTTGCAGAGCAGAGATGTCGCTGTCGTTGCTGCTGATAGCAGAAGTGTTAGCGGATACATCGGACTGCAAGGAAGAGATGTCACTATCATTCGAAGAAACGTTCGATTGAAGAGTAGTGATGTCAGACTGAGCAGCTGAAACGTCAGATTGAAGGGAGCTGATGTCCGAGTCATTGCTGCTTACGTTAGATTGTAAGGTAGAAATGTCGGAGTCGTTAGAAGCAACAGCGTCAGCAACAGTCTTTAACTGAGTATCAAGAGCGTTATCAGCAGCTTGAAGGGTCGTTACCGAACTGATGTAGTTGGCAGAACCGTTAGCTGTGTAAGCACCGTTAGCACCAAGACCAGCACCAGCTTGAGTAGCGTCAAGTTCAGTTTGAAGACCAGAAGCAGTTGAAGATACTGAATCAACGTATGCTTTGGTAGCGGCGTGAAGGTCAGCAGTAGGAGCACCTGAAAGGGTCAAAGCCCCAGTCATTGTTCCACCTGCGAGGGCAAGCTTCTTATCAAGCTCTACTTTTGTTTTTTGACCCAATTGGGTAAGCAAACTAGACATAATATATAATCCTTTGTTGTGGGTTAGTTGTGTTTAGAAAGAGTATAAGGACAGCTAATAACTGTCAAGCTACCTCATCCATTATCAGAATAGCACCAGCTTCAGTTGTTAAGCTATCTCCATCTTCTGCAAGGATATGTGTAACAGCAGGTACATTCCCGCCAAGCTCAACGATCTTCCAGTTACTTCCGTCGTCAACCGCTATACAAGGACCGTCGTTTCCGTCGCCATTAGTAACGTATATAATACGCCCTGATGTACCCGCTTCTGGTAAACTGTCTGTTTGATATGATCCAATTTGCAGAGATTGTGATATATTTACCGAACCACTAATCAAGCCTCCGGACTTATCAAACTTGTTATCAAGCTTGGCTTTAACCTTCTGACCTAACTGTGTAAGTAAACTGCTCATTTCTCTACGGTGTGCTTAAACCCTCCAAAAAGTCGTCGTAATCTCCAACCGCCTCTTCACGTGCATCTAAGAAGTAAGGTAAATCGTTCCAAGCAGTCGTCCCGTCACCTATCTTAATTCTGTTACGAGCCGAGTCGATCTCGATTCCTACTTCTCCCTCTAAAAGAACAGGGTTGGCGGATGCCCAGTTACTGGCGGAATCGTTTCTAAGTTGTATTCTTTTACTAAATGTAGCCATTTGTTATGCTCCTCCTCCGTTGTAAACATCTAAGTTATCACTAACAGTTGCTCCTAAAGCGTCAATCTGTGGGTCACTCAATGCAGCGTTACCACCCACTAATCCGATGATGTCAGGGTCAGCTGTAATGGAATCTGTCACTGCTTTAGCAGCCGTTGCCGTAGTTACCGCTTCCGTCGCACTTCCCGAAGCCACAGCACCAAGTGTATTGTATTGAGCGATTAATGGACTCGGTCTAACAACACGAGGTCTTCTGTACGGTCTAGCCATCTTAGCACTTCCATCTACGCAAAGCTAAAGCCTTACGGGTCGGACGACCTTTACTATCTTTCATCGGTCCTTTGACACCAGACATCCTAGCACAGAAGGAACGCTTACGTGGACCGCCGCCGGGCTGAGGAGCTTTCAAGTTAGAACCTGTAGCTCTGTTATACTTAGCTCTTCCCTTTGCAGTGAGTCCGCCCTTCTTGCTTTTCTCACCTCTGCCTATCGACAAAGATACACTCACTTCTTCTTAAACCCACGCTTCATATTAGCGTAAGCCTTTGGTGTAATCGTTGACTTCTTTTTACTACGACTGATGCCGAGTTTCTTTCTTCTATTAATGTTTGCGTATAATCCTTGTTTCATCTCTGTACTAATACCTCCATCATACGATCTAATTTAGTGTGAACTTCTTTAAGTGCTTCTTCTACCTTTGCGATCCGTGCTTCAACAGCTCTATCTCTTTCCCGCTGTGCAGCTAACTCCACCTCTATCTTAGTCATTCTTTTCTCACCGAGATCAAGACGTTCAATAACACGTTTGATAATCCACCCGATCACGCCAAGAGCGACGACAAGAGCAGTGTTAAGAAAGCCAGAGATAGATTCGATCATGGTTATCCTATTAGTACTACTTTAATGTGTGTGTATGTAAATCCCCAGTCAGCACTAGTACGGTTTCCCGAAGTATCCCAGTACATCCAACCGCCTCTTCCTAATTGTACTGTAACGCTTGAACTTGTAAAACTAGTCAACATAGCTCCGAATTCATCAATGGATGAAGTACTCCTCCATTCTAGCTGACCATCGACTTTAATAGCATCTGTGCCGTTAGCATCTTTTGCCATCCATATAACCCCAACAGCGTCGGCAGTTCCTAAAGTATGCGAAAAAGAATAATTACTTCCCGATGTTAAACCTGTACCACTGTCATTAAACCATCCGCTGTCGTACTTAGATAATACCTGACTATCCACATAAGCCTTGATGCTCTGCTGGGTCGCAAGTGAGGTAGCAGAGTTACTAGCCATATCATCTTCGTCTTTTATCTCAACTGCCGTAGCAGCAGCATTACTTCCACTTACATTTCCTAAAGCTCTAAGATTATCAATAGAAGCTGGTACAAGATTCGTTCCGTTTACTTTGTAGTCACCCGTGATGTTTAAGTCGCCAGTTACGTCTAGTGGGTACTGAGGAGTAGTATTAAGAATACCTACGTAACCATCTTTATTTATTCTTAACTTTTCAGAGAAAGTACCGTTGAAAGCGTTTCTAGTCCAAAAAGCTATACCGTAACCGTTCGATGCGTTTTCGACTACAGTTTTTATAGCAATGCCCCAATCAGTTTGGTCTAATCTGTCTGCTATAGAACTTGATATTAGCGGCATTTGATTATCAACTGATCCTTGATATTCTCTTATTAAGATGCCTTGTTTATTAACAATCTCAATACCTTTAGAAGGAGATGCAGTACCAATACCTACTTTACCGTCTGACTGCACATTGAAGTTAGTGTCTGTCGTGCTTATCTTATCAGATGTAACAGCACCATCCACTAAAGAGTTCGTACCTACTGTACCTGTAACTGCCACTCCAAACCCACGCTGAATAACAACGATGTCTTGTCCATTCGTAGTGTTCGGGATGATAGTAAGTGTATCAGTGTCTGGGTCTACAGTGTACTCAACAGTTGGTTCTTTAATCAGCCCGTCAATACTTACCTCGTAAGCTGTGTCTCCGCTTATCTCTGCTCCTGTAACCGTGTATGTATTATTCGTACCAGATATAGCAGAGAATACCCACTTGAGTGGAGGTTGAGTAGCACCACTGGATACCTGAGCAACTTTGTTATCTACGTATAGCTTCGTTACTGCATCTGTTGTATCTGTCGCTGTACCAACGTTTTGTATGCGAAGACCTAAAGCGTCCCACTCTGTACCGCCCGGTTCTTTCTGTAAGGATTGATCGTTCAGTTCTGCAATCTCTTCCGATAGATAACGGTTGTGACGGTAAGCTAAATCAAGTTCAGACTCTGTAAGTACAGACCCGTTAACAAAGTCCACGAGGTTCTGGTTCGGAGCACTGCGTCGTCTGACACGAA